CTGCAGCTCCTGATACTGTTGCTGTTGATAAAAGATTAACAGCTCCACCAATACTTGTTGTACCACCTACAGAAAGATTACTTGCTATTGTAGTAGTACCACCAATATTTACATTACCACTTACAGATACATCATCTTTAAAATGTGTAAAACCTACTACTGTAGTAATACCTCCTACATGTAATGTTCCTCCTATAGTTGCGTTATTAACTGATATGTTACCTGTTATATTAGCAGGTACATTTGTTAAGTTTGCACCATCTCCATAAAAAGCACTTGCACAAACTTTAGCATTTGCAGCTTGTACATTAGCACCTGATATAGTAACTGTTCCTCCAACTACTAAACCTCCTGATACAGATACATCATCATCAAATGTTGCTGCACCTGTTGCCATAAATGTACCACCTATAGATGTGTTACCTGCTACATCTAATGTACTACCCATACTTACTGCACCTGCAATAGTAGTATGACCTCCTATATTCATATCACCTGATACAGATACATCTCCATCAAATGTTGCATTACCTATAATTGTTACAGTTGATGCAAAGTTTGCTGCACCACCTACAGATACTGTACCTTTTAAATGTGTAGCTCCTGATACACTTAATGTTCCTCCTACTACAGCATTAGATACAGATATGTTTCCTGTAATAGGTATGCCTGTAATATTAGTACCATCACCATAGAAAGCTGATGCACATACTTTTTCATTAAATGTAGCATTACCTACAACTGTTAATGTACTTGCAAGATTAACAGCACCACCTATTGTTACTGTATCTTTTAAATGTGTAGTACCTACAACAGTTAATGTACTTGCAAGATGTGTTGCTCCTGCTATGGTAGCTGTACTATTAAATCCTACAGCACCTACTACAGATAATGTACCACCAATAGATGCATTATGTGTAACTCGTAATGTAGATACAGATACATCTCCTGATGTAGGAACATTAGTTAAATTAGATCCATCCCCATAAAATGCTGAAGCACATACTTTACTACCTACTAAAAGATCACCAGATACTGAAGCATCTTCTGATACTCCAAATTTACCTGCAACTTGTACTACACTTGTAGATATTTGTAGTGCTGAATTAGCACCATCACCTGATTGTATATTTTGTAAATCACCTGTAACACCAGTATTGCCACTTACAGCTACTTTTAATAACTCTTTATACGTTTTTGAAACTTGTTTTCCTGTTAATGTACTCATTTAATGCTCCTATACATTATCCCAAAATCTTATTGTGCTAGAATCCCAATCAAAATTAGCTTGTTGCCATTCTACATTTCTACCACCTGTATCAGGTCTTGGATTTTGTATTACTGGGTTATCTCTTACATCTGGTATACTATTTTGTGGATGATTCTTTAAATCATAAGCACCATCAAAACATGTTTGACAAACTAATGTATTATAGCTGCTTAATTGCATTGTTCTATGTGGATATACAAAACTGCATTGATCACACATAGCCATTGCATTACGATTAGTTGCCACTAGATATATCCTAATTTAGGTTTAATAAATAAACTTGCTCTTTCTCTATCTTCTTCCATAGCATATCCTAATTTTTCTTCATAGTTTGCTTTTAACATTTGTACTCTATCCATAGGTATGCCAGGTCTTTTCATTGCTAATTGATATGATAAACCACATGTTAATGCTGGTAAAAATCTTTTAGGCATATCTGCATTTTGTCCTGCAGATTTATCTACATCTTCTAATTGATTAAACTTTTCTATATTTAAAATACCAGTAGAATTATCTGGAGTTGGGTATAACATTACAGTAGGATTATTACGACCACGTTGCACAGCATATTGTGTTGGTCTACCTGCTTGATTTTTATTAGGTAAGTTGTGATACTCTTCTCTTGATATTCTTTCTAATGCTATATCAGTTCCACTTACACTTGTTGAATATGTAATTGCTAAAGCATCTATTGTAGAATCTGATAAAGATACTGAAGCTACTGTATCAGCTACAGTTACTACAGTTGTATTAATAGACCATAAACAAATACCTCTATTCTGCCAATCAGTCAACATTAAGTTAATTGATCGTCTAGCTGAAGCAGGAGTATGACCAAGTGTTTCTTCACCACCAATCATTTCAGTAGCTTCTTGAATTACTTCATCTATATCTAAATTAAAATTATATGTACCTGATGTTGCCATTGTTTAACCTTTAATCATAATAAGATGCTACAAGAAGTGAACCACCACTCTTAGCAGCAAATGTTTTTACGTTTGTTGGTTTACCACCTACACCTTGAGCTTTAGATCTTTTTCTTTTTACTGCAGATGTCTTTTGAGATGTAGACATTCTTTTTGCTTTTGCTAATGGAACACATTTAGGATACTTACGTTTAGAACCTTTAGTAGATTTTCTACCACAAGGTTGATACTTACCATCTTTCTTAGGTGCTCCTATATCTACCCACTTTTCTTTAACCCATTCACGTAAGCCACCACCTTTAGCTTTCTTAACTGTTTTCTTTTTACCACCTGGTTTTACTTTACCACTACATACTGCTGATGCATACATATTAGCATAAGCTGATGGATATACATCAAACTTTCTTTTAGCTGCAGCTTTTCCTTTAGGACAAAGTTTTGCCATTATTTTCTTTTACGAGCAGTTTTACGTTTCATAGCACCACCTTTAGACATATACTTTGTTTTTTTCATAGCACCACCTTTAGACATATATTTAGTTTTTTTCATAGTACCACCTTTTTTCATATATTTAGTTTTTTTCATTTTTTCCTCTTGCGTAAAGATTATTAAAAGTAATGTCAGGATTTGTATAACTATCGTGTATTTCTGCTGAATGAATATATTGACTTGGTGCAAAGTCTGGAGCACCTTCACCAGTTACCCAAAGAGCAGGATTAGTTACCCTAACTCTATTATTAGGTAATGCCACGATATTACCTGTCCATTGACCTGCATCTATTAATTGCAGTACGTGACTTTGTTTATGTTGAGCAGGATCATCACTAATATAACTATCTGTGTAATCAACTGTAAACATATATCTTCCTTTATAAAACTCACCACCTATTTTACACATCCAAGGACTAGAACTTATTCTATCCATAACTACTATAGAGTGTCCTCTTGAAGAACAATCCCAAGGTTGTGCTAGATGTGTATCCATTCTTTCTGGCATTTCATCTAAAACTTCGTCTGCTACTAAACCTGTTATGGGCATTCTTGCCCACATTGCACCTCCATGTATATTTTCTTCTTCATCTATTCCAGTAAAAACTACTTGAAAACTTAAACATCTATCTGGTATTGTATTGACTGCAATCGCTAGTCCATGTAAATATTCTCCATGATAATCTATGTGGTTGTTTGTAAATTCTTTTCTTACCCAACATTTAAAATGAGGAATATTACTTATTAAATATGACAGTTAGCATCTCCATCTTTTTCTTGCTTGTCTTAATCTTGAGTTAGGGTTTTTAGCTGCTTTAGGAAATTTCTTCATTTGTCCTGCAGATCTTGCACAGTAACTCTTTCTCCTATTAGCAGCTTTACTACCTGGTTTAACTTTACCTGTTACAGCAGTCTTTAATTTACTACCAGGATTTTGTCTACGATACTTAGCAACACCTTTAGCTGAAAGACCTGCACCTTGTTTAGTTGGTCTTTTATAACCACCTTTAATAGTTAAGCCTTTCATATTACTTTTTTTACGTGTTGCCATTATTTCTTAACTAAGCTCCCACCAAAATACAAACCAATGATAGCTGACATTAAGTGTGTATCAAGAGGTGTAATAACTACACCATTAAATAATCTATCCATATAGACTTCTTGTTTATCTATTAAGAACCAGAAGCCACCTTTAAATTCTGTCCATGTAAGAACAACACCAACATCTGTAAAGACAGGAACAAGTTTAGGATATGCAATAATAAAGAAGACTGCAGTTAATGCAATAATCCTTCTTGTCCATTGAAATCCTTTATTGTCAAACTCTCTAGCTTTACCAACTTCTGCCATTTGAAATTTATCTCTAGCAAGAAGCATCTTTTGTTGGTCTTGTTTATTTTTAGTTGCCTGACTCCACATTGACATGACTCCACCTAAAAGGCTAGAGCCAAGCATTGTGATCATTTCAACTGGTAAACCACCTAACATATATTACTCTTTTCGTAAACTTTTTAAAAAATTTATAATCTTATTTAATATTTTATTTCTCATTTTTTAATCTTTCCACCATACATTTTTTGTACTAAGTTTTGACCTGAGTTATCTACTTTGTAAACTTTACCACCATTTTTAGCAAAACCCATTTTGTTTCTAACTTTAGTTGGTAACTTTTTTAATCCAGGATTATTAGGTTCTTTTAACATTACTTTACTCCAATAACAGGTGAGGTTTTAATACCACCTATATCAAAAGATTCTCCTTGAGGATAGTCTGCATCAGATACAGCTTCAATAGGTCCTTTAACTTGTGGTCCTTTACGAGCTGCACCAAAGCCTTGACCTGTAGGTTTACCACTTGTTACGCTAGAATCTTTAGGTTCTAAACTAGATGGAAATCTACCTTGTCCTCCAGTAATAAAATCTTTACTCATTTTTTTCTCCCTTTAGTTTTTTTCTTTTTTTTCTTTTTAGTATTTGGTTTAAGTATTTGTTGCATTATCTTAGCTCTAGTTAATGCCATTAGTTAGCTCCTTGTATAACTGGATTAGGTCCACCTGTAGGACTATTAGCTGATTGCATATCATCTTGTCTAGTTCTTCTAGCTTGATTACGAAGAGCATCTATAGAATTTTTATATTTAGCTTCCCATGATTGAACGACTTGAAAATCTTTTATAAAATAATTAGCTTCAATCATACATGCATTAAATAAAGCATTATAACAATTTT